AAATGAAAATTTTGAAGCATCAGAAATGATGGTTCAATATCATTTTTATAAAGAACAAGATTTTCCAACTAAAGACCCAGAAGCACAACGAGCTATTGATACTAAAACTAAGTTATCAATAGTATTAGATAAGATTAAAGCTGCTAGCGAAAAAACATATTTAGTTGAAGCTGACCAAAATTCAGTTCTTTTACAACAAGATTCAGTTAAATATAACTATGACCGATTGTTTAAGACAAAAAATAAAGGGCAAGGACCAAATAATATTACTCTTGGGTCATTAGCAGCGTATCGGTACGAGGGAGTTACAATGCTTAGTAATGAGCTTGTTAATAATGTTCAACATTCTTATAAGCTTCCAACGGCAGGGGCTTTTGATGCTATTAATACATTAGATGTATTGCCCGAGCCGAGAAGTACGGGCGGGTCTCCTCTTTCTGGAAGATGGGAAGTATGGGAGCCTTATAAAGATGATTTAATAGCTCTGTATTTTTATGATGTAGTTAATGAAAAATATATTCCATTTCGAGCGGCAATTAAAGGTATATCCGAGTCGGGGAATGCATCATGGGAAGAATTGCCCTTTATTGGTCGTGCGGATAAGGTATATTCCTATGGCGGGTTTAATCGAAATCTTTCATTTAATTTGGCTGTTGTTATTAGTAGTATTGCTGAATTAGCTCCAACATGGCAACGAATTAATTATATGATGACTTCATATAAACCAGCAAATTATACAAAAGCTAAAGGAGTTGTGGCAAGTGGAAATAATGCGTATGACCGATTTATGGTTCCCCCCATGTTTATGTTAACAATGGGAGATTTGTATAAGGACCAACCTATACTTATTCAATCTGTGACAATGAATATTCCAGATGATGCAGCATGGGAAACTTATAATGAAGAAAATGCTGGCGCAGGGAATTGGGCTTATATGGCTAATCTTATTTCATCTCCTAAAGCGATTTTTGGACAAGTTCCTCGGGAAGTCGACCTTGGGTTTACGGTTGTTTTACTCGAAAAAGAGCGAGCCGTGGTTGGAGGGGCCAATTTTGGACATGCCCCCAGAACCGAAGAATTTCAAAAATGGAATACAGACACGGTTCCAGATGGAAAGGCTCCGAATAATTGGCATGAATATTATGTGGTGGATGTTATCAAACAAGGATTTATTGACGAGCCGATGAAGGCACCCGCTGAGCCGCCGCCTCCTCCCCCTCCCCCTCCACCGTTTAAACTATTATCGGCAGAACCCGTTCCCCCTCCGGTCCCACGGCTTCCCAGCCCGATAAGTAATGTAAGAACAAACAATGTAGCCCCTCCATTCAATATATGATTAGATACGAAGACATACCAATAAAACAAAGATGGGACGGAAAACGAGTTTATCAGTCGGTGACATATCCTCCAATTCCTCCGCAAGAATCAGACCTTCAAATAATTTCAAATTCTGAAGATTATCTTGACTCTTTAGCATTTAAATATTACGGCGACCCTTCTTTGTATTGGATTATTGGTTTAGCAAATAATTTAGGTAAAGGTCGTTTAAGTGTCCCGGCCGGAATGACATTACGAATTCCGATTGATGTTGGAAGTATTTTAATTGCATTTAATCAACTCAATTCATAAATGATAAAATAGTTTTAAATATATGTTTATTTTTATAAATGTAATTATAGAAAGGAGATAATGTCATATGCCTCCACCGATTATTCCTTGGGAGCCATGTAATTTTCCGGAAGAAATACAAGACGAGCTTTATCGTCGCAAGAAAAATCGTAGTTTAAGATATATTGAAAATACAGACCTTGGTAATTGGGATAAATATCGTGGTCCCATGTCTCCTTGGGTACGTTTATGTTCAAATAGTAAAGGACTTCAATATCAACAAGATAAAGATGGAAATATAGCCACTAATGAGGATGGTAGTCCAATACCAGTTTCTTCGTCTAAACGAAAAGAAGGTTTTGTTTTATTTGGAGGCAAGGGATTTTATTCAAATTATGGTTTTTCTCAAGATAGAAATAATCCATCCATTATTGGATATGTTCCAAGCGCAGGAATTAGTCCGCATATTATTGAAAATGACCTCAATCGAGATTATCCAATTCATGTACCAGCCCCAGAAATTGAGAGAATAAGTGTATCTATTCAAAAAGAACTTTACCGAAGAGCATCGGTGGAATGGGTATGTTTTTCAAAAAAACAATTAGAATATTTAACGCCTTATTTTCTTGTACCGGGAATTACATGCATTATGGAATGGGGGTGGAATCTTTATAATCCCAAGTCATTAGTTGACCTTACAGATGTAGGAGAGCTTGAAAAATTATTTAATAATCCATATCCTCTTTATACAAAAAATATTTTATTATCCAAAGGAAATTATGATGTTATTTTTGGCATTGTTACTAATTTTGAATGGTCGGTAGATGGTAACAAATTTCGTTGTAAAACAGAAATTACATCTAAAGACCGTATTTATGCGGGATTAGTTGTAGATGCGAATACGATGGATAAAGAATCTACCGAAGAAAAAGAGGATTCGGGAACCAAGATATTTGATAGTATTATACAATTTGTAGATAAATCACTCGATAAGTTTCGAAATATTATAAGACAGCCGCCCGATTCTATTCCTGAGCTTACAAAATTTTGCAATTATGTTCGGAAAGTACATCCCGATAATGCCAATGAATATCTTTATGGAGTTTTTTTTGGACGAGACCCCGGGGACAAAAAAAATAAATTTCAGTATAAGCCAAATAAAGATAAAGATTTTGACCATCCTCCTCCGAGTAAAGACTTGTGGTTAAATTTGGGTCTTGTTATTGAAGCTATTAATTTTCATTGTTGTCCCCTTAAAGCTACAAAAGGGGAGGAAATGTTTCATATAGATATAGATGATGTGGTTGTAGGCGCACATCCAAATATGATTTCTAGCGATGGGTCAATTTGTCTTATTCCAAATTTTGAATCCCCACATTATTTTGCTGGAAAATATGGTCCGGAAAAAACAGAGTCCGAAAATTATTCGCCCGGAGATTTTGATGCTAAATTAAAAATAGCCGATTATGTAAATCCTGTTCCGGCAACATTACATGAGGCTAGAAAGGCCAAGAAACTCGCAGACTTTCGTCTTCAAGATGTTTGCGGGACGGGAGGTGTTGCATATCGAGATGATATAGATTTAGTTATCAATTCTCTTCGTTATGAAAATGGTATAGCTTCGGGAACATGTTCATTTCCTTTTAGAGTTCCTCATCCAGCCCCGGGCCAAAATATTCCATATCCCGACCATTTTTCGGGTTACCTTAAACATATATATGTAAATTTGGCATATTTAAAAGACATATTAGATAATAGTTCTGATATTACAACCTATTATAAACTTGTAGAAAAAATTCTTGAAGGAATTAATAGTGCCTGTGGTGGTTTTTGGGATTTGAGACTTGTAAGTGGGCAAGGCGATGCGACTATTACGCCCGACCAGCCGGCCCCAATGAAAATTGTAGATTATAAATTTATGTCGTTTTCAAACAGAGGAAAGGTATGGGCATTTGATTATTTTGGAGCCGATAGTTTATTACTGGGCATAGATTTCAGACCTACTTTAAGCAATGCACAAGCCATTCGTACAATTTATGCACCGACTAACAATCCTGAAAACAAAACGATAGTTACTAATGGCACTAATGAATTGCTTGAATATATGTTTCGAGATAGATTGAAGCTAGGAGAAAATGTTGGTAATTCCCCTACTCCTAAGGCCGATACTAGTGGATTTGAAACTACCATGCATGAATTGCAAGGAATTATACCTTGTCATAATGCATATCAAATGACTACAGATGTTAATATACGACGGTTAGTTATGCCAGCTTCAGATATACAAAAGCTTTTGCTTGATGATAGTGATGAAGAAAATAATCCAAAATATACAGGTATTATGCCGGGCATTCAGGCTTCATTTACGATTCAAGGAATTGGTGGATTACGAACATTTATGATGTTTTTAGTACGCGGGCTTCCTCAACCATATTCAGAAAAAAATATTGTTTTTCGTATAATAGATGTTCAAGATACTATTGAGGCCGGAAATTGGACTACTAAAATTACAGCGGGTGTTATTCCATTACGCGGTCATATTAAAGCTCGTCTTGGAATACCCTAAATAATTTTGCGAATATAAAAAACTTGACTCTATAATCAGGTATGGCATAATGGGGCATAATGATAGAAACCATTTCAGATGTAACTCGTTTTCAAACTGAAAATCAGCGGGGGGATTGGATTGTACATTCGATTCCGGTCCATGTTTGTCATTCGGCCATTTCACATCCGAGCATTCTTTTTATTCGTAATATTTCTACAGGAAAAACATATTATTATGCATTTAATCATCCCGATTCAAAGCCAAAAATTAATTCAGAAGTGATTTATACTATTCTTCAAATGCCCAATAAAAAATGGACACTTGATAAGAAATCTTTTGACCATTGTTATAAAGAAATTTCTAATGTTTATGATGCCAATGCTTTTTTATGGATGAAATCTAATGAAATATTTGAAATATTAGATTATGAAACTTCTGCTCATAATTTTATACGTAAAAATAGTTTGGAATATAAAATGTTAAATTTAGTTATTCCATTAATGAAACATAAAGAAATGTTTGATGAAATAGCAGATGATTTATCAAAATTAATAGGGAAGTATGAACCTGATTTAACATTTTCTCGATTTAATGACCTTATTATAGGAACTCTCGGAGAGTTGGAGAGACAAGGAATTTGTGTGGACAGGGAATTGTTTAAATCTCGTTATAAATTGGACCCCGGAGTATCGGGCATGGTTTATAGTCAATATAATGTTTATACTTCTACGGGTCGTCCCAGCAATCGCTACGAAGGTGTAAATTATGCTGCTCTTAGCCAAAACGACGGAGCCCGAAAATGTTTCATTTCAAGATATGGTAAAGAAGGGGCTATTGTAGTATTAGATTATACTACTTTTCATCCCAGAATTATTAGTCGTTTGGTTAAATATAATATACCTTTAACTACTGATATTTATACATATTTAGCGAAACTTTATTTTAAAAAAAATGAAGTAGATGAGATTGATATTAAAGAGGCAAAAAATCTTACATTTCGGCAATTTTATGGTGGAATAGAGGATAAATATTCACATATAAAATTTCTTGCTTCTATTAAAAATTATATGGATGAACAATGGGAATTTTTTAAAACCAAAGGTTATATCCAGACCCCTTTCTTTAAGCGTAAAATAACTTCTAGGCATCTTTTAGACCCCAGCCCGCCTAAAGTATTCAACTATATTTTGCAAGCGACTGAGGGCGAATTAAGCATTCCTAAAATAAAGTCAGTTTTAGATTTTTTAAGGGGATATAAAACAAAAGCTATACTTTATATTTATGATGCCATTTTATTTGATTATTATAAACCAGAAGGAATGGGTCTTTTAAAAGAAATACAAAAAATTATGAGCTTCAATGGTCAATTTCCTATGAAAGCTTATATGGGAAATTCATATCAAGATGTTAAGCCGATTGTGGTGGAGTAGTTGCATATCGTTTAGCTAAATTCTTAACATATAATATTTCTACTTCTTTATTAAAAAAATTAAATTTTTTAAAATTACAATAAACTGTAATATTTCTTGTAAGTAATTTGCCAGTTTTTGGATGGGTTGGATAAAGGGGGTCAAAAGAAATATCTATTTTTCGTCGAATTAAACGTTGTATAACTTGATGCATATCTATTAAATCAAACCATCCTTGAGTAATAATATTATCATTATATTCGTCTTTGAATATAAAATGTATGGGTTTTAAATAATCTTTAGTTTTTTTATCTTTTGGCATTGTTCTTCCATAAAACGAATTGGAAGGAATATTAGAAAAAGAGAGGGCCTTTTTAAGAGCTTCATATGCTGCATTTAATTGCTTCATATCTTCGGCATTTCCTCCTTTTTTATCAGGATGGAGTTTAAGGGCTAAGTGTCTATATACAGTTTTAAGCTCTTCTTTATTCTTTTGAGAAGCGTTTCTTACGCCATGTTGAAAGAAGATTTTTTCTGCATCATCGACTGACATAGATTCGAAGATGATGGATTTTAGATTAATCATATTGATAAATATACTGCATTTTAGCTTTAATATTACATATTTATATTTTAACAGCTTATGAGTGACATGTTAGACCAAGTTTTTGCCGATGTTTGT